GAGTTAGCTGACAAACTTGGAATTGCATTAAATGAAAGTGTCTTGAACGAAAGTAGTTCAATGGCATTATCAATTTACAGTCCAACTAATTTAGCTGATTTATTAACAGATGAGGTTGAACAAACTAGGGAGGAAAAAATAGCGATTGCGAGAGCATTAGCAAAAGAACAATTAGTTACACATTAACTATTGACGCCTTATCCTATTTAATATAGGATAAGGCATAAACAGAAAGGAATAAATTATGAGCAACTTTAATTGGTGTCATGGACCGGAGTGCCATACCAAACATACACTTGATAGAGTTCGAGGTGTTAAAGGCTCTAAGGTTTTAAGAACCAAAAAGATTAAATTAAACCAATGGAACAGTAGTGGGCAATGGGGTTTCTTTTGTAGTAATCATTGTCAAAATGATTTTTGGAAAACTTATGCAACTCAAATCGTAGCCATTGCACCAAGGACCGAGGCTCTTGAAACGCCTATCCTGGACCCAACAAAAGAACGTCATGAAAATAGTTATTATTCTTATAACGATTGGAAAATAGAAGTTGACAACACTAGGACCAATGATATAGGATAGTCCCATGATAGAAAAAATAAAAACAACCAACCCTTATTCTGGTGAGAGCGAAATGCTTACACCTGAAGAACACAAACTGTACATGGAAATTAAGATAGCTGAAATCAATGAGGACTATGATACAGTTCGTAAAGGTCTAAATAAGTTTGGCAAGCTTAACGCGTCAGCCTACATGACTTTATTAGACTAACCTTTCGACCCTGGCCCTACGGGCCAGGGGCCATAGAGGTACCAACACAAACTCGAATTTCTAAAATTTTTAAATAAAGTTTTTTTGTTACAGACAAAGGGGTCCCACAACCTAGGCTAGAAATGCATGACAAATAAATAGATAATGGTAAAATACTTTACAAGTTTTCAAAATACTTGTAAAAAAATTTTGCAGAAAAAATTTTATGAATGAAAAATTTATACAGAACTTAGATAAATTACCTGCTGATGTTAGAAGAGAGTTTGCTTTACTAGCAAATAAATATGGTGAAAAGAAAAAACAATCTAATATACAGAGTGATTTTTTATCTTTTGTAAAACATGTTTGGCCTGATTTTATTGAAGGCTCACATCACAAACGAATCGCAGACAAGTTTAATAAACTTGCATCTGGAGAAATAAAAAGATTAATTATTAATATGCCACCGAGGCATACTAAATCAGAATTTGGTTCTTATCTTTTGCCTGCATGGATGGTTGGTAAAAATCCTAAATTAAAAATTATTCAATCTACTAACACTACAGAATTATCAGTGCGTTTTGGTCGTAAGGCCAAAGCTCTTATTGACTCTCCTGAGTATCAAAAAGTATTTAAAACAAAACTCAGAGAAGATTCACAAGCCGCTGGTAAGTGGGAGACCGCTCAAGGAGGTGAGTACTATGCAGCCGGTGTGGGTTCGGCAATAACAGGAAGAGGTGCAGACCTTTTAATTATTGACGACCCGCACTCTGAACAAGATGCTATGAATGCTCAAGCACTTGATCGAACTTACGAATGGTACACATCAGGACCAAGACAACGTCTTCAACCTGGTGGATCTATTATTGTAATTATGACTCGTTGGAATGAAAAAGATTTAACAGGTAGATTGTTAAGTGCACAAAAAGAAGTCAAAGCAGATCAATGGGAGATCGTAGAATTTCCTGCCATCATGCCTTCAGGTGAACCCGTGTGGCCTGAGTATTGGAAAAAAGAAGATTTAGAATCCGTCAAAGCTTCTATACCTTTGTCAAAATGGAATGCACAATACATGCAGAACCCAACATCAGAAGAAGGTGCATTAATAAAACGGGAGTGGTGGAAACCTTGGGAGGATGAAGAGTTACCTCCGCTGGAACATGTAATACAATCTTACGATACAGCTTTTATGAAAAAACAAACTGCAGACTTTAGTGCGATAACGACATGGGGAGTCTTTCGTCCATCAGAAGATGATCCGCCAAATTTAATTTTAGTCGACATGATAAAAGGTCGATACGAATTTCCAGAGCTTCGTAGGATCGCGCTTGAACAATACGGCTACTGGAATCCAGAAACAGTTATCATTGAAGGTAAGGCATCTGGACTGCCACTAACTTATGAGTTGCGTAAGATGGGGATACCTGTTATAAATTTTACACCTAGTAAAGGCAACGATAAGCACACTAGGGTTAACGCAGTTTCTCCGATGTTTGAATCGGGACTGATATGGGCGCCCAAAGAAATGGAATTTGCACAGGAAGTAATCGAAGAATGTGCTGCTTTTCCTTATGGAGACCATGACGACTTAGTCGATTCTATGACCCAAGCGTTAATGAGATTTAGACAAGGTGGGTTGATTTCTCACCCTGAAGACTATATAGATGAACCTGTAGTTCAAAAACAAAGGACGTATTACTAATGGAAGAAGAACGATTTGAAGATGTGATTGATGCCTACGAATCTGGTGTAGGAGTTGAGAGTGGAGAATCCTTGACTGATTATATAAAAAGGAATAATATAAAAATTAAGGAAATCGAAACAGATCTTGGAGATCTTAACACTTTAGGAAGTAGACCCATGGAAAAAGAAGGCATAATGCAAATGGCAGATTACCAGCCAGGCAATTACGACCCAGCAATGATTGAAGAGTACGAACAGTACAAATTTGAAATGAACGAACAAAGACCGGGCATGCCTATCATGGAGATCGACGAGTTTATTAGAATGCAAATAGGTGAAGGCAATCAAGCTAGAAGAATTGATCCTCCTATTGAAGAAGTTGTAAGAGAATTTATTAGAGTCAACGGAAGAAAACCAAATTCACTTGAAGAACTAAAAGAGTTTTTTGAAATGAAAATGGGAACAGCAGGAAAACCTGAAATGAAAATGATTGCTGATTTAGTTGAAGAAGACAAAAGCAGAATTACTTTAGCTGGTGGATCTTTTCCTGATCTATCTGGTGACGGTCAAATCACACAAAAAGATATCTTAATCGGTAGAGGTGTTATCGATAGAGACGACAAACAATCTGGCGGTATAGCAGCAATACTAGGAGTTTAAATTGAAACTCCATCAGTACAATGAAATGATGGCGTATCTTACGCGTCCTAAATTTCAAGACGGCGGACCAGTAGTGCCTCCTAAAAAACCTTACACAGATACTCAATTTAAAAAACGTGTAGACATTTTAATACAAGGTATTTATGGAACTGGACCTGAGTACAAAGATTTAGCTGTGCAAGAAATTCAAAAAGAATTAGACAAAGCAGAACAAGAAGGAGTTCTTTCAAGACAAGAGGGAATAAATTTTTTAAGAGAAAGAAAAAAATATTATGACGATTATTTAAATGAACAACGTAAAACTACTGATGGTCCTCTTAGTTTACCCTCTGTGGAAGAGAGAGAAGAATTTAGTGAAGGCACTAAAACTGCACTAATAGAGTTTGTAGAAAAATTTAAATTAGAAAATAATAGAGTCCCAACACAAACAGAAATTGTCAGAGGCACAGGTAAAGCCGCTAAAACTATTAAGTCTTATTTAGAGGAGGGTGTTGATTATGCTAAGCTTTTAACAAAAGCTGAATCAGCTAGACTAGGTGGAAGACAAGCCGGAGTAGTAAAAGAAGTAGATATAGACGCTTTTAATGAATTAAAAAAAATTACAAAAGATATAAAAGGTATAAGCATTCAGACTACAGGTACTAAAAGTAAATCTGCTGGTTTAAGAATAGGAAAACAATATCAAGAAATAATGGATCAATTTTTGGGTGGACAGCCTACAAAATATTTTCCAGCTGACAAAGAAGGTATTAACAAATTAAAAGATTTAATAACAGAAATAGCAGATAGTGAAGTATATACAAAAAATGTAACTCCTTTTTTAACATCTAAAGAAAAGCTGGCTATAAAAAGAGCTAAGGCTGCTATGTATAAAAAACAAGATCCATATGGAATCTACAGAACACTGCGAGAATATAAAACAGAAAAATTCCCTGGAACAATGTCTAAAGATATTGTCATTCAACATGGACAACCAAAATTTACTACACAAACTTTAAGTAGAATGGGTTTAATACCAACAGAAATTAACACAGCACCTGTGGTAGAAAGAATAGAAGGTTTAAGAAATGATCTTCTTACAAATTTAAATCAAAAATTAAAAAATCCTAAAACATCGGTTGCTGATAAAAAAATTCTTATTGAAGAATTTAATACTAAGATGAAAGGATTACGTAGTCAATTGAAAGGAACAGAGGGTCAAGGTTTAGTTAATTTTGAATTACTTGATATTGATGAAAAAGGAAATGTGAAAAAAATAAAAGATATATCTTTTAATCCTAAAAAAGGAATGGCCTATGGAAGTGAACTAGGTGATTTAGATTTATCTAAAATTACAAAAGAACAAGCTGATGAAATTATTGCATTAGGTAAAAAGAAAAT